CGTCCGACTCGAGGGTCGGCGGCACCGGCGGCAGGGCCTCGGCGTCCCCAGGGTCCAGAACCAGGCGCGTCACGCCGAACAGCGCGGCGAGGATCTCGAGGTCGGGCCCGGCGGCATAGGGCAGCATCACGCCCCGCGCGGCCTCGTTGACCCGCTGGCGCAGCAGCAGCTCACGGTAAGCGGCGGCCTCGAGAACCTTGTAGGCCGGGTCGCTCTCGACCAGCGCGTCGAAGGCGGGGTCGCGCTCGCGCAGATCTGCCAACATCTCAGCGAGGATCGTCTCGTAATCGAGAGCCTCGACGATTGCGGGCGCGGGCAGCTGCGACAGGTCGACGGCGGTATAGCCTCCGGCCATCAGGTCACCTCCAGTCCATCAACGATGATAGGATCGCCCGTCGGGACATAGATCCCCTCAACTTGCAAAACGACCCGGCCACGGCCGGCCTCCTGGATCGTCACCTGCTGCAGATCGATCCGCGGCTCCCAGGTGGCGATGGCCTCGGCCGTAGCGGCGTAGAGATCGACGAGCGTGTCATCATTCAGGGGGGCATCCACCAGTGCGGGCAGATCGGACCCGTAGGCGCGGCGCATCACCCTCGTACCCTTGCGGGTCGAGAGGATGTCCCGCAGCGACTGCCGCAGGTGGTCTAGGCCGGCGATGCTCTTGCCGGTGCTGGCGCTGATCCCTTGCATGGGCGCAGAGTGCGACGGGCGCGCGTGCTGCGCCTCTGGCGCGTCAGCCGACCGGCTCGCCGGTATTGCTGCCGCCCGTCGCCACACCGTCATGCACATGGTGCTTGAGCGAGATCCCGTCCGCGACCACGTCACCGGTCACGATCAGGTTGCCAGTCAGGGCCATGTCGCCCGGGGCGGTGATGGTGATGGCAGCGCCCGCCACCTCGATCACCACCCCGCCCGGCAAATCGATCCGGTAGGCGGCCCCGTCTGAGCTGGGGGGCGGGAACGCGGCCGAGGGCAGGCTGCCGCCGATCACCCCTTGGGCCGTGTCGCCGCCCGGGCAGGTCACGAAGACCTGCTCGCCCACGACGACAGGCGACCAGATGCGCGCCCCGCCCGCGCGGCCCACCTGGACCGGCAGCCATGCGCTCTCGGTTTCGCCGCCGAAGGTGACCTTGGCGCGGGCCTTGGCGGCGTCGACGGCCGTCACGGTGCCATAGCGCGCGACGCTGGTGATGCGCCGCTCGAGATCAGCGATGCGCCGCGCCAGCTGCTGGAGCACATCCGTCACGGCTCCACACCCCAAAGCAGCCCGTCGGTCAGCTCGGCATCGTCATCCCATTGCCCGTCCGGCGCCAGGTCGGGCTCTGTCACCGCGTCGAAATCGCCGTCGGCCTCGCCGCCGAAGGAAGACAGCACGAGCGTCGGCAGCGTGCCAGCATCATTCCAGACCGACCCCCCGAAGTGTACGAGCTGCTGCCAGTCCACGCGCCAAACCTCGTATCGGTCCAGGACCGGCGAAAAGTTGTCCGGCTCAATCGCCGTCACCTCGGCGGCCGCCACGGGCAGCGCCCAGCGCTGACGGCGGATGTGCAGAGCGAGGGCGGCCGCCAGCTTCGGTGCGGCCCGCTTAACGTCCGGCTCCCGAAACCCAAGGATAATCCGGGCTTCCCAGCGGGTCATGACTGCCAGCTGCTCGGTGCCGGGATCCTCCTCCTCGGAGGGTTCCATATCGACCAGCTCGATCAGGCAGCAGGGGGCCGGCATCTCCTTGCGATCTTCGCGGTAGGCCTCCACGGCCACGAAGATCGGGAAGGCCGCCGTGATGCTGGCGACGATGGCGTCGTGCATCTGGTCCAGGTCGATTTCAGTATCTGGTTGGGGTGCCATGGCGCTGGTATGGGTCAACCATGTGCCCTTCGCCTCTGGCGATGCTCCCGCAGATCAGGCCGGATCGCCCTCGACTGGCGCCACTCCGTCCAGCGACTGATAGGCCTCGCCCGATCCGATCACGCAGGTGACGCCAGCGGGCAGTGTGACGGTGATGGTCCACGCGCCATCTTCGGCGGCCCAGACCTCGACCACGGCGCCCTCATGGGCAAGCCCGATCCCGCGGAGAGTTTCGCCATGGACGCCGGTCAGGCTCTGTGTGACCGCGTCTCGCTCGCCGCAAAGCATCTGAGCCTGCGCCGGCGTGGCGATCATCAGGATCAGCGCGAGGCATCTCAGCATGCCAGCCTCCTATTGCGGTCCTACAGTATTGCGCCGGGCGATCACCGCACCGCGCACCCCGTCATATCCATCGACCCCGACCTGCTTCTCGGCGCCGCATTCGATCAACTCGTCACCCAGTCGACCGGCCATGATCTCCCAATCGCCTAGGCCGCGCACCACGTCGCGCGGGTGCGGGCACGGTTGCCTGACGTCCTCAGGCAGGTCCGGCACCTTAATCGGACCAGCGCCGCTCCAGACGCCGCAGGCTGTCAGCAGAGGGGCGGCGCAGAGCAGCGCCAGGATCCGATGCAGCTTCATCTTCCAACTCCTGTGCCAGCGCGGCCCGTGCCGCCTTTTCATGCTCCAGCTCGGCCGCGGCCTCCGACAGATCATCAGCCACCTGAACCAGGCGCATTTGCAGCGCCGCACGGTCCGCCTCGATGCGAGTCTCGACCCGGCCGGCGCCGTGGTGCCAGCCGGCAAAGAAGATGACGGCGGCCAGCGCCAGCACGGCCAGCGGCTTCCAGAAGAGGCGGGCCAGTGCGATCATGCCAGACACAGATCGCGCTCTTCGGCGCGTCGCGCGACGAGCCCGCGGATCACGCGGCCACCGGCCTTGTTCCACCAAGTCAGCGCATCGCAGGCGCCCGGCACATCGCCCGCATTCAGCCGGCGAGCTGCGGTGCTTTTTCCGGCGCCTGACACGCCGACGTTGATGGCGAAGCTGGTAAAGGCCGCATCGCGCGTGGGCGGCAGCCGGCGCAGCAGGGTGTCGGTCGTCCAGTAGCGATGCAGGCCCTTGCGATACTCGACCACCTCGCGCCGCAGCCGCTCCAGGCATTGCGCATCGGTTGCGTAATCCCCCATCCGCACCCCCTCGGTCGACCCGTAGCAGATGGTCGGCACGTCGCCCGGGATCGGGATGTAGGCTTGATTGCGCTTGCCCTCCAGGCGCGCGACCAGCGGCAGCGCGATGACCAGCGTGGCGGCCTCCTGCATGTCGCTCCAGCTGGCCGCAGCGACGCCGGGAGGGGGCGGAGGCTCGTGGCGCAGGTCCATGGCCTGTGAGGCCACCATCGACGCCAGCAGGATCAGCGCCGCGACGGCCGCAATCCGCAGCGCGTTGCGCAGCGCGGAGCCAGTCTGCTGGATCAGGCGGCCCGCCAGGCCGAACAGCAGTAGGCCGAAGGCGCTCCACCACAGAAAGGCAGGATCGAGGTCGATCCCCGTGGTGGCAAAGATCACCTCAGGCAGGATCAGGGCCAGCAGCCCCAGCACCTGCGCCCAGAAGGAGTATGCGAGCAAGACAACTCGCAGCGGTTGGTCGATCAGTTTCACAGGCCTAACTCCTTGGTCAGTCTCGACCCATCCGGGTGAGAAGTGCGTCGAAGGTGCGCGCCAGCAGGATCCGCCAGCGCCGCGGGTAGAAAGGCGCGGTCAGCAGGCTGTAGTGGCCGCGCTCGTTTTCCGGGATCGTCAGGTGCAGCACCCGGAAGATGTTGAAGGCGCCCCAAAGCAGCAGCACCCCGAAGATGATGTTGGCCGGGGCCTTTCCGATCTCGGCCCGCAGGTCAGGCGCAACCGCCGCCCAATAGGTCGAGCGCAGCCCCATGGCCGCGGTGATCAGCAGGATGGCGCGCGCCAGGCTGCGCACCCCAGGGGTGGACCTGGGCGCCAGCGCCAGCGGCCAGAAGCCCCAGCAGATCAGAAGGGCGCACCCGGCGACGACGGCCGAGAGGATGTAGTCGATGGCGATCAGCGCGCCGGTGATGTCAGTCATTGCGGCCTCGCCGATGTTGCGTGATGTCGTTCAGGATCTGGTCCAACTCGTCTGTGCGGGCACGGATGGCGGCGGCGGCTTCGTCGAGGTGGCGCGATCGCGCGGCGGCCTCAGCGTTGAGGCGGTCGCGCTCTGCGTCGATGGCGACGGAGCGCGCCGCCGAGCGGCCAGTGAAGGGGGCGAGCCAGTTAGCCATTGTGCGACTGCCTCCGCGCGATCTCGACCGCAGCATCCAGGGAGGCGCGCATGGCCGCCAGCAGATCAGCCTGCCGCTGCTCCGAGGCGGCGCGGGCATCCGACCATGCGCGCATGTCGGACAACCGTGCATCCTGCACCTCGTTGAGCCGCCGGTCCTTCTGGATCACCACATAAGCAAGCGCGATGATGATCACCCCCGGCAGGCCAAGGGCGAGCAGCGGCTCCATGATCGGCGTGGCGTCCATCAGCCCCTCCTGTCGTCCTTGTCATCTCCTCGCAGCGCGGCCTGAAACCCGTCGCAGGCGTGCACGGCCGCCTCCCACCAGCCGATCAGCCACCACATGCGCGCGCCCCCATCTTCACCAGCTGCGCCTGTCCCAGCGGCGGCAGCGGCACCAGGTTGCGGTGCCGCGCAGTGCCCATAAACCAATCGGCCAGCGGGGGTGGGTAATGTGCCGCGATCACCCGCGACCAGTGGTCGAAGTCGTAGGCGTTCAGCGGCCAGCCGTAGTAGCTCGGCCCGTGGAATGTCAGCCGCGCTTCGGGGCGCACGCAGGCGATGGCAAGATACATCGTGCAGGCGCTGACGCACTCCCCGGCGATCTCGACTTGCCGCCCCTCGGCCTGCAGCCGCTCGATGCGCGCAGCCATGCGATCCACCCGACCGCCGCCGTCATGGGTGATGACCAGCGGCGGCGGCGGATTGCGGATCGGCAGCGCCCC